AGGTATTCCTTTACAAGTATGGTAAGAAGATCCATGATAAGATCCTCGCTGCTATGCAACCTGAGTTTCAAGATGAGACACCAGTGAATGTCTTTGACCTTTGGGAGGGTGCTAACTTCAAACTGAAGATCAAGAAAGTAGCAGGGTTCTGGAACTATGACAGCAGTGAGTTTGATTCTGTTAGTGCTATTAGTTCAGATGATGATGAACTGGAAGCAACATGGAAAAAAGAACACTCGTTAGAAGCATTCACTTCTAAGGATCAGTTCAAATCCTATGAGGATCTTGAGCGTCGTTTGAACATGGTACTTGGCATTGGTCAACGTCCTGTGACTCGTCCTTCTGTTGATGATGAAGAGTATGAACCAGTTGCTGTCTCTACACCTTCTCCTGTAAAAGAAGAAGCAGTTGTAGATGATGACGATGCGTTGTCATACTTCGCAAAACTTGCTGAAGAATAATGAAAGACCTTAAGATTCCCTTTGCAGTACTATCCTTCTTGCTTGTTCAAGCAGGTGGTGCTGTGTGGTTCGCATCTCAACTTGAGTCAAGAGTAACTGCTCTTGAAACTAAATCATTGAAGATCGCAGAACAGAATCGTAAGTTCCTTGTCAACGAAGTTATCCCTGCATTCAAAAGGGATAACTGGTTGGGACAAGGTTGGGAAAACAAACACTTCTAATGAAAAAATACCTGAAAGCATTATTTCATCCCGTAACCCAGATCAATTTATTGATGCTGGGTTTTTTAATAGTAATACAACTTGTACATACCAGAGCTCATCATTCGTATGAGGTTGATGTACATGGATGGAACCATCAGTTCATAAGATTGAATCCTGATGCCTGTCCCGAATCCGATTATTGAAATCCATAAAACTGCAAAAAAAATTCGGGCAAATTTTTGCCCGAAAAAGTTGATCAGATTCTTGCTCGTTTTAATTTGCCACTAACATAATCGTCACTCTTCTTGTAACGATTACGTTTTCTGAAGTCATCTACGAATGATATAAAGTATTCTTCTTTAAGAATAAAGATCTCACGTTTCTTTTCATTCTCTGCAGTGTAGTGCTCCATAACAGTAACAGCTTTTGAAACCTCGTTACCATTTTTAGTAACGTAATTACCATCAGAAAATAGGAACTTGTGTTGACCATCGTAAAAGGTCTTGTCAACATGGGTTCCTTTTTTATATTGTCCGTAATCATATGTCTCATAGTGATGGATAGTTCCATACGGATCATCATATTCAGATTCAATTAACTTTGTTAACTCTGCGTTAGATAGAGGCCAATCAAATTGTGCGTTGACAATGTTATTTGATAACAGCACTACCCAATCATACATTGAATCACCATACACATCCTTTGCTACGTGCTCTGGTCTTTGTTTGTCACCAATTTGATATAGTTTAAAGAACACTGCGTTCTCAAAGATATTTTTGTTTAATTGATATCTCCTAAAAAAATTCTTAGCAATAACAACATCTTCTTGTGTGTATGGATATCCTATAGGTTTGACTGGATATTGTATGTTTGGTACTAAAGAAAAATACATTAGTGACCTCCGTGTAGTGCTTTATTCTTACCAAACTTAACTGTACTTGGTCCGACTGGTCTAATGTCTTCTCTGTATACAAGTTTGAGTTCTTTGAATGACAATCTTAGTTCAGTTGCAACTGGATAACCATCTCTAGTTACCACATACTGTCCATCAGTAGTGTAATTGACATCAACGCCAACTAATGCACATGTTTTATACTGTGGAAGGAATGGATGTAAACCTCCCCCCTTCATGAATGCAAACTTAACTACACTAGGAACAGAAATGAAACCAACTTTACTGTCTGTTTTATTAAATGTATTTAATATACCTGGTACTTTACCTCCTTGCTGTTTACCAGGAACACCAAAGGAAGGATGCAAACATAGTTTAAATGTTCTTACAATTTCAAAAATAATCTCTGCTTCTGTCTTATTATTTGGAACCAACTTATATGTGAAGTCAATGGTTCTCATGTGAGGGTTTCTGAATAGCAATTCAGTGTTTGGATTTAACACTGCTCCTGCTGCTGATGAAAACAAATCATTTCTACTGAATTGTTCTCCAGTTGCACCTGCAATCTGATCTCTAATGAAATCAGCACCTGCAATATCAGGTAATCTTCCTATTGAATTTCCTGCATTTTCAAACTGACCTTGGATTGCTGAAAATATATTACCGTCTCTAAGTGCCTGACCACCTCTGATCTTAGCAACAGCAGTGTTACTAAATGATTGATCAGACCACTCTGCACCATATGTAGATGATACATCAGGTGGAACATATAGTACAACCTGATTTAATTGTGTATCAGGTGATAGATTGGTTATTGATAAATTATACTCTTCAATAGTTCCATACTCACCACTACCTTGTCCTATTAAGGTTCTAGGATTAAGTGTTCCTGTAGTATTACTAAATGGTGGTTTGTATCTAAAAAATTGGAACAGAATGTAATCTGTGCTTGCTAAGATAGAATCATTTGGATATCTCAGAGATGATTTGTGAGCATCGTTTCTATCATTGTCTCCCAATATTGCTTTTGGTTGTACCTTAAATGAAATTTGGTCAGCACCTAACAATTTATCCTTTTGATCTCTAAACGTTTGTTTGAGATCAGCAACAATATCCTCTGCAAAATTACCAACAGGACTGTTCTCAATCCAATTAATAACACCTTCTAGATCATCATCTAGACCAATTGTTTTAAGTGGACCTTTGATGAAACCTGGAAGTGCATCAAACCAATCATTACTGGTTGTTCCAGATTTTACTTCATCATTAGTAGTAGTATCTTCCTCTACCTGTTGTGCTACTGGTTTTGGATCTGCCATTATTTACTTTGACCCCTGATTTTATCATAGAAAGTTTCATCGGTATCTCTCCAGACAAGTTTCTTATCTATAGGAAAGTTCATACCATTGATACTTTTCACAAATTCCTCTGTTGGTAAAAGAATAGCACTATCCCACTCTGCTTGAGCAAGATCAATGTACACTCCTCCTTGGACATGGTTATGTAGGTATTTATGGAAACATGCCTTAGGTATGTCAATTCTTCCTGCCAATAGTTTTTTAGTTGCTATCATTCTCCTTTTTGGTGACAGGTAGTGTAAATTTACTCCCGTAAATTCAGAACCTTTTGACTTAAGAACATATACTAATGGAAATCTATCGTAGTAAGGCAACCATCTCATCTTTGCTTGATACTCAAACATATAGAAATGTTTTTCTAATGTAGTGTTACGTAACTCATTTTGAGTTTGAGACACCTCTGTACTGCCTTTATTATTAAAATTTTTATTGTATTTACCAGATTCTGATTTGACTGCTGATCTATACCATTTTATAGATCTCTTCTGTCCTGCACTTAAATTTTTTACTTTGTCGAACAGAGTTTGGTATCCTTCTACCGTTGTGCTTGCGGTTCTAATCGCTGTAGAACCAAATCCTTGTGCCATTGTTTCATACTCCTAAATGATCCTCGGTTAATATCAAGAAGCTCATCTGCCTGTCTTCACAATATTCACGAGCAGCAGACCATTTAGTTTGGTTCTTTGCGTATGTTAATGCAGCATTACGATACGAGGCAGTCCTTTTATTTTTTGCATTAGGTGGTTTTGTTTGTTTTTTGGGTTTTACTTCAATAATATACTTCGTGATCTTTCCTGACTTTTCACGAACTTTTATGTAGAAATCAGGAAAATAACGTCTTACTTTACCATCAGGTGCTCTGTATGGTATAATAATCTCTTCACTACCCCACTGTAATATACTAGGGTTATTGTCACAGAACACCATGAACTTTCGTTCCCATAGCGACCTGTAAACAATATTAGTCGGGTTGCCACGGTACTTCTTAGGATTCACTGGTTTGTAAAATCCAGAGTACGCCATAAATATAAAAAGACCAACATAGGTATTTAGTGTGTCTATAGACAACTTTTTAAAGAAGATCAATAATAGAGGTGGTGTTGCTTCAAGCAATAACTTTGATGTGCATTTTTATTTGACAGATGAACTGAAACAAGCTTTGGGTTCATATTTTAAAGAAGAGTACATAAAAATGTTTTGTGATGAAGCACAGTTACCTAATATTAGTACTGGAACTGGTGGAATCGTTGGAAGATACCTAGGTGAGAGTCAAGTAAACTATGCAACCAGTCGTGTATTCAGTACATTTCAATTAGGTTGGATGTTGACTGCTGATCTACTTCCTCTAAAATTCATTCAATCATGGAATGATTATATTTTTGGTGAGAATCAAAAAGCAGAGAAACCAGGAAGTAATCTTGAAAGTATGAGAACTACAGATAGATTGAATCCAAAACGTGCAGTCCGACTAGCATATCCTGATGAATATAGGTGTAACATAAGGATTACTAAAACTGAGATGGGTCCTGAAGATACACAAGAAAGATCACCAATTACTTATGTAATGGAGAACTGCTGGCCAGCAGAGGTTGATGCTGTTCCTCTTTCATATGGTAATACTCAACTAGTTAAGTTTACAGCACAATTCCAATATGAAAGACACTATGTTGTGATGAATGATATTACACAACAGTCATTTAAAAACGTAGACACTCTCTATAATGAGGAAGGTGAATACATTGGTGTCAAATAGTTATTTCAAATTTGATTTTTTGATTCCATGAAAGTCGGAAAAAAATTCCCGCTAAATTTTGACTAAAAAAGTCGCACTAAATAATAATACTGAAAGAGCATATTATGTCACTACCGAAGATTGGTTATCCTATTTCTACTATCAAAGTCCCTTCTACGGGCAAAAGTATTAAAATTCGACCATTCACTGTAAAAGAGGAAAAGGTGCTTTTATTAGCATCAGAGGATGGCGACGAAGAAACTATTAAACAGGCAATTGTTGATCTTCTTCAAAATTGCATCATGACTAGAGGTGTAAAAGTTGAAAAACTGGCATCTTTTGATTTGGAGTACATTTACTTAAAAATCAGATCCGTTTCTGTTGGAAACGTAGTAGAATTCATTGTTACCTGTAAAGATGATGGTGTAACAACTGCAAATGTAGAAGTAAACCTTGAAGATGTCGAAGTTGAGTTTCCTAAAGGTCACGACAAGAAAATTATGCTCGATGATAAGGTTGGTGTGATCATGAAATATCCTGGCGTTGATACTTTTGTCAATGTTTCTCTTTTAAAGAGATTTGAAGAAGATAAGGTAGTTGACTTTATTGCAGATTCTATTGATCAAATTTTTACTGAAGATGAAGTATTCGATAGCTCAACTACTTCAAAGCAAGAGTTTAACGAATTTGTCGAAAACATGACCAGAGAACAATTTGAGAAATTCTCTAATTTCTTTGAAACTTCACCAAAACTGACTCATACGTTTGAGGCAAAAAATCCAAATACTGGTGTTGTTGATGAATACACGATTGAGGGATTATCTAATTTTTTCGGATAAGCCTCTTCCATATGACCTTGGAGGGGTACTTCAAAATTAACTTTGCTTTGATGCAGTACCATAAATATAGTTTGACGGAAATTGAAAATTTAATGCCGTGGGAACGAGATGTTTACACTGCGTTATTGCAACAATATCTTGAAGAACTCAAAAAAGCACAAGAAAGCTAATGGCATCAGGATCTTACGCAATTGCAGGATTAAAACTAGGAGACGGTAAAAAACGCGACCGTCTCGTATGGAAGGTTGAGGCCGATAAACAAAGTATTAAAAGAGGTGAAGTCGTCACCTTTACGGTTACTGCTGAGAATGGTAAGTTTCCAGATGGTACGAAGAGAAAGTTTGTAATATCTGAAAACTTTTCTGAAGCAGATATTGTTGAAGGTAAGATTGCTGGTGAATTTGAACTTTTTAATAATAAGGCAAAGGTAGAGATTGGCATTGAGGAGACATACGAAAAACCACAAGATGAAACTCTTAGGTTTGGTGTAACTTCTACATTTGCTTCCGCATCTGTAAATGTGGAATCTGATGGTGGTGAAAAAGATATAAAGAGGTTAAGAGGTAGGGAAGAACAGAAAAAATTACCTCCTAGACAACAGAAAGTACTAAGACAAGTAGTTAGACAGTTAGAATTACCTGCTGGTGGTGGATCTATTGTACCAACATCTAGTGGAGGTCTTACAAGACCAAGACCAGCATTACCACCTGGTGGTCCTAGATTACCTGGCACAACTGGAGTTCCTGGAGGTGGTCCAACACCATCTGTTCGTATTACACCACCACCATCACCACAGTCCTCAGGAATTGGCGATTTATTTAATAATGCCCTTCAGATGGGTACTGATGCTAAAGGTAACTATCTAACGAAACAAGAAAGAATTGCTGCATTTAAAAAAGGTAGACCTGCTAAACCAACTAAGGGTGTTAAACCAATTACCTCTCTATCTAAAAAAGGTGGTCCTATTGGAAAGATTGGTAAAACAATAACCAAAGAAGTTGGTGAAACTGCTATTAAGGGAGTAGGAAAAACAGCAGCAAAAACAGGAGCAAAGACAGCAGGTAAGGCAGCAGCAAAAGGAGCAGGAAAAGCAGTAGCAAAGAAAATTCCTGGTGTTGGATTACTTGCAGGTGCTGCATTTGGTATTGAACGATTACTTAAAGGTGATATCATAGGTGCTGTTGGTGAACTAGCATCTGGTGCTGCATCTACAGTTCCTGGTGTTGGAACTGCTGTATCTCTAGGTATTGACGGTGCGTTGATGGCTGGTGATATGATGGGTGGAACAGGTGGAGGAGGACAAAAATTACTTCCACCAGCAACAAAATTCAAAGCAGGTGGAACAATTATTCCTGGTATGACAAACATGCCATTTAGTATGCCTGGATTGAATGGTATCTTCAATGAACCTGGAAATCCAGAAATTATGAGTATTCAACCTCTGAATCCAATAAAAGATGCTATTGGTGGTGGTTTTGAAAATCTGTTTGGTGGTAAAGAGAAAGAGTATGAAGGTATTGCATCAGCAATTGGTAAAGATTTAGAGAAGAGAGGTATTGGTGACCCACTTGGTATAAAAGGTGGTAAAGGATTTGGTGATAGTGTTAGAGATCTTCTAGACAAAATTCCTGGTATTAAGGATATCTTTGGTAAACGTGATGGTGATGGTAGTACACCAACTACACAACCACAATCACCATCTGGTTCTCCAACCACTACGAGTGCTAGTGCTAGTGAACAATCTCTTACAGAATCACTAGTTGCTGCTGAAGAAGGAATGAGGCAGGATGCATATTGGGATAAAAGTGGTCAGAAATGGACTATTGGTTATGGCATGACAACCATGCCAGATGGAAGTCCAGTAAAAGAGGGAGATAGGCTTACTAAAGAACAAGCAGTAGAATCTTTTAGAAGTGGTCTTGCTGAACATGAACAGAGAGCAATTGCTCAAGTTGGCGAGGAGAGATGGGCATCGATGGATCCCAAAATGAGGTCAGTCCTAACATCGATTACATATAACTACGGAAGTATCCCAGATAGAATATTACCAGAAGCAAAATCTGGAAGTGTTGAAGATCTTGCCACAGCAATTGACAAGTTGCATGGAGATAATGAAGGTGATCTGAAGGGAAGAAGGATGAGAGAGCAATCTATTCTCAGAGGAAACATGCAGGGAACTGAGGATAATCCTACTAGATTAGATAAAGATTTTATGCCAGGTGGTAAATTTGCACCACAAGAACAAGCACAACAGGTTTCAGCACAAACACCAATGCAACCAACTGCTGTATTAGAAGGTCAAGGCACATTCATTCAAGGTAATACTGGAGTTTCTGGTGGAGATCACTTCCATATTGGTCCTGAACTAGAGTTGTGGGGTAAACCAGAAGGTAAGACAGAAGCAAGACGTGCAGCATTTAAGGTTGCAAAAGGTCTTATTAATAAAGGAGAGACATTCTGGTTTACAAATGCTAATATTAAGGTAGATCCAAATAATCCACCTGATGATGCAACATTAATGAAATACGTTGAAAAAGAACAAGTAGCTCATGCTAATAGAAGTGG